TAATGATGATGATCATCCTGATATTGAGGTTGATGGTAAAGTTACAATCTCTGATAAAATGGGATACTTAGGATCTGTAGAGAGTGCTCGTAAGTCTCTTGAAGATATTTTCCTTAAGGATCTTAAAGATAACAAAGAAAGCTAAATCTCATCTTCAAAAGCAACAAACCTAGTCTACACACATTTTTGATACTTGTCAAGCCCTTGCATAATGTGGTATAATAACTTCATCTTATACTCATCAAAAGTAGATATGTTATGCCAAAAAAGAAATCAGAACATTATGTAAATAACAAGGAGTTACTCGAAGCATTGATTGTTTACAGAACAAAGGTTGCAGCAGCAAAAGAGCAAGGACTTCCAAAACCCCGTATTACAAACTATCTGGGTGAGTGCTTCCTGAAGATTGCGACACACCTTTCATACAAACCTAATTTTGTAAATTATATGTTTCGGGATGATATGATTTCTGACGGCATTGAAAATTGTGTTCAATATATTCATAATTTTAATCCAGAAAAATCTCAAAATCCTTTTGCTTACTTTACTCAAATCATTCACTATGCTTTTCTCCGTCGAATTCAGAAGGAGAAGAAGCAACTGGAAATCAAGACCAAGATTATCGAACGCACTGGTTTTGATGAGGTTATGATGGTTGATGACAGCTTGCTTTCTGGCAGTAGTTCCGACTATAATACGATTAAAGACAACGTATCCTACCGCAATAACCGATGAAGGTTGCAATTTTAACAGATACTCATTATGGTGCCCGAAAAGGTTCCAAATATCTTCACGACCATTTTGAGTTGTTTTATAAAAACATTTTCTTCCCTACCCTAGAAGAGAATGGAATCACTACAGTCATTCATATGGGTGATGCTTTCGATAGTCGTAAGTCAATTGATTATCAAAGTCTAGAATGGGCAAAGAGGGTTGTATTTGAACCTCTGAAAAATTGTGATGTTCATATGATTGTGGGTAATCACGATTGTTATTTTAAGAATACCAATCACGTTAATTCACCTTCACTGCTTCTTCAAAATTATTCAAATATCAGGACTTATAGTTCTCCACAAACGGCAAAGATTGGTGGACTAGACATTATGATGGTGCCATGGATTTGTAGTGAAAACTATGATGAGACTCTGAAACAAATTAAAAAGTCCAAAGCAAAGATTGCGATGGGTCATTTAGAACTTCAAGGTTTTCGTGTGAATCGTAATCTTGTAATGGAAGAGCACGGAACTGACCCAAAGATTTTTGATAAGTTCAACAAAGTATTTTCAGGACACTATCATACTCGCTCTGATAATGGAAAAATCTATTATCTTGGAAACACTTATGAGATGTATTGGAACGATGTAAACGATACTCGTGGTTTCCATATTTTTGATACTGAAACATTTGAACACACTCCAATCAACAATCCTTATAAATTATTCTATAATCTTTATTATGAGGATACTCCACATCAAATGTTTGATGCTACTGAGTATGCGAATAAAATTGTAAAAGTGATTGTTCGTAAAAAATCCAAACCGAAGGATTTTGAAAAGTTCATTGATAAACTTTATACAGTCGGTATTCAAGACCTCAAAATTATTGAAAACTTTGAGATTCAAGAAAATGAAGAGTTTGAAATTAGTGAAGATGAAAATACTCTTACTATTCTGAATCGTTATATTGAAGAATCGGAGTTTCAGTTTGATAAAAATGTAATCAAAGGTATTTTCCAAGATCTTTATAGGCAAGCTTGCGAAGTAGAATAATGTTTCTTCTCACTCTTAAAGATAGAAAAGACGATGGGGCATATGCAGTCCAAAACCGATATGGTGAAAAGGTCTTATTTCTCTTTGAGGAAGAAGATGATGCTACTCGCTACGCTCTAATGTTGGAAGATCAAGAAAAAACCATAATGGATGTTGTGGAAGTTGACGATGAGCTTGCCATAAAGACCTGTAAGCTCTATAATTACAAGTATGCCGTAGTCACTCCTGACGATATTGTAATCCCCCCTAAAAATGTTAGTATTTCATAAAATTCGTTGGCGAAACTTTCTTTCCACAGGGAATCAGTTTTCAGAAATTGACTTTGAAAAGAATCATACAAATCTGATTATCGGCACAAATGGAGCAGGTAAATCCACTGTTTTGGATGCTCTGACCTTTGTGCTTTTTAATCGTCCGTTTCGTAAAATTAACAAACCTCAACTTGTTAATACAACAAATGAAAAAGAATGTTTAGTTGAGATTGAGTTTACAGTTAATAATCGTAATTATTTGGTGCGACGTGGAATCAAACCAAATATTTTTGATATTGAAGTGAATGGTGTTCCTCTTCATAAGGAAGCGGATGACCGTGCAAATCAAAAAATCTTGGAAGAGAATATTCTAAAGGTAAATTATAAGTCTTTTACTCAAATTGTTATTTTGGGTAGTAGCACCTTTGTGCCTTTTATGCAGTTGACTACGGCACATCGTCGTGAGGTGATTGAGGACCTTCTAGATATTCGTATCTTTTCTGCGATGAATGCTCTTATTAAAGATAAGATTCGGGAAAAGAAAGATCAAATCAAATCTTTAGATCTCAAAAAAGAGACTCTCAAAGATAAGATGAAAATGCAAGAGAGTTTTATTGAAGAACTTGAGAGTCGTGGAAATGCCAATATAAATGCCAATCAAGAAAAGATTGCCAAGTTAGACGCAGAAGTTGGCGTTTATATGACTGAAAATGCTCATACTGAAGAGGATATTTTTAAGTATACAAAGGAGCAAAAAGAGGTTCTTGGTGCTGGTGATAAGTTAGTAAAGTTAAACAATCTTAAAGGTAAAATCTCCCAGAAAGTATCAGTCATTACGAAAGAGCATAAGTTTTTCACTGAAAATACGGTTTGTCCTACTTGCACGCAAACAATTGAAGAAGAGTTTCGGTTAAATAGAATTAAGGACGCTCAAAATAAAGCAAAGGAACTCCAAAAAGGTTATCAAGACCTAGAGGAGACAATTAAATTAGAACAAGAACGAGAGCGTCAATTTACCGTTCTTTCAAAGGAGATTACGAAACTCAACCATGAGATTTCTCAAAACAATACTCGGATTTCGCTCAATCAGAGACAAATCAGAGACCTTGAATATGAAGTTCAAACTCTTACCCAACAACTTAAAAACAGAAATACTGAACATGAGAAGTTAGAAGAGTTCAGAGAAAATCTCCAAAAAACATTCGAAGACCTTTCCAAGAAAAAAGAAGAAATCGTTTATTACGATTTTGCCTACTCCTTACTCAAGGACGATGGTGTAAAAACGAAGATTATTAAAAAGTATCTTCCGTTCATCAATCAGCAGGTGAATCGTTATCTACAGATGATGGACTTTTATATTAATTTCCATCTTGATAGTGAGTTCAATGAAACGGTAAAGTCACCCATTCACGAAGACTTTTCTTATAGTTCCTTCAGTGAGGGTGAGAAAATGAGAATCGACCTTGCCTTACTCTTCACTTGGAGAGAAGTGGCAAGAGTCAAAAACTCTGTCAATACTAATCTGTTGATTATGGATGAGGTATTTGATTCCTCACTCGATGGTTTCGGCACCGATGAGTTCCTCAAGATTATCCGTTACGTGATTAAGGATGCTAATATATTTGTGATTTCTCATAAGTCCGACCTGCATGACAAATTTGAAAGTGTCCTCCGATTCGAAAAAGTCAAAGGTTTTTCGCGTATGATGTCCCAACAAGCACAAGACTAATGCAAGTCCCTAACCGCTATCACCATAGTAAGAAGGAGCAGAAGCGGAAACTGAAACCGCAAGCACTTCGACAAGCAAAGGCACGCCGCCAAGCACTTAAGAAAAAGCACTCCGAAAGGGGTCTTTTTTTTATAAATACTTATAAAATTTTATAAGGTATGGATACTCAAAAAGAATATGCGACTTTAATGGAAGCATATAATGCAGTTTATGAACTTGATGAGAATAGAATGGCTTCTCGTATGGAAAAGATGCCTTCAGCACCTGCTAAAGTTGGTAAGGGAACTCATTCAATCAAAGATATTCCCGTTTCAAGAGAACCATCTCCAGAAGAAAAAGCAAAGGCAAGAAAGGCACTTAAACTTAAAGAATCTGACCTATACGACATCATTCTCTCACACCTTCTTGATGAAGGTTATGCTGATACAAATGAGGCAGCTCTTGCTATTATGGCAAATATGAGTGAAGAGTGGAGACAGAGTATTGTTGAAGTATTAGATACTCCTGAAAGGGCAAATGAGTATGCCAAAAAGAATGTAAGGTCTATGCTTGGTGCTTTTGCCAAAGGTGTTGTCAATAAGGATATGAGTCAAGTAAAAACTATTAAAAAAAGAGGTGAAGGTGCTAAGATGGCAAAAAGAAAGGCAGAAAGAAAGGCGGCAGAAGAGGAATCGTAATTCAAAACCACTTTCCAAACTGACACACAAGAGGGTCTTACCACCCTCTTTTTTTG